ATCATATCCATCTGCTCTCCGTGGCTTTCGCGTTCGACGTACATCGGCGCCAGGTAGATCGGATCTGGAACGGCGACCGTACCGCCATCAAATTCATGACGCCACAAAGCCGACCGGATCTTGTCACCATCCACCACCCGCGTTGGCTGTCCCCATCGGCTGATGGCTTCATCATACGTCAGCTTCCCAACCGCGCTATTGAGGTTGGCCTGCCGCTGCGCAATGTGTTCTTGCAGGGTTGGGCCTTCGCGGACTGGTCCAGGCGTGCTACTGCACCCGAGGCACAGGGTGAGGGCCGCCAGGAACAGGAGGCGTGTTGAGAGGTACATGGGATTTCCTTTCTCCGCATTCGAATAAGCGGTCTGTATGGCGCTGGAGGGCGCCGGCCACAGTTTGCAGGTTGAGCCGCGCATAGACGGCGGTCGATTGTAAGGAGCTATGATTGAGCACATGCTGCACGGTTTGCAAGTTTTCCCCATGGATAGACAGCCATGATGCCACGGTTCTCCTGAGATCATACACCCACAGATCCGGGACACCCGCGAATAGGCGGACCTTCGCCCAGGCCTTTCGGTAGGAGGAGGCGGCCCAGGGTTGAGCTGGATTCTTTCCGGGGAACACCCATTCGGAGAGCGCCGGCAATTCTACGAGGCATTCCCACACTTGGTGCGGAATGGGCTTGTAATCATCGGATCCGTTCTTGGTCTTGCCTTTCTTCCAGACGAACATATCCCGCCCATTGATCGGCCACACCCCCAGGTCAGCCCACCGCATCCGGCAGACTTCACCAGGACGTGAGGAGGTACAGCCAACCAGCAGGATAAACGCTTTCACTTTCGGTGGAGCTTGCAAGATCGCTCGCATGACCGCCGGGGCTTCATGCGGTTGGCAAAACCGTGAACGCGATGGGCGCGTATAGCGTTTGAGGAACACCACAGTATTGGCGCCCGCGTACAGTCCTTCCCGCACGACGAACGCGACGGCACACTTCAAAGCTTTGATCGCGGTATTCGCATGAGTCGGCGTGTCCTTCATCGCCGCTCGCCACTGCAACAATTCCAGGCGTGTCAAGGAGGCAATCTGGCGGTTGAACCAGCAGGAGACGTGCTGTCTCGAGGCTTGCCTGATGGTTCTTAATGACGGACGACCGGCCAATTGTAACTCAAGATACAGTTGCATCGCTTCGCCAACAGTCATGATTGCCACTACACAATGACGCTGTCTCGCTGACTATTCCTCTTCCTAGGTATCACCCCAAGCGAGTGCGCTACCAGGCTGCGCTACGCCCCGACCGTGTTATCTCCCCACATCAAGCGGCCGTCCGAGGTCGACGTCCTGGTCTGTCTTGAGTGGGCTTGTCGAGCATGGCAATGTGCGGCGGTAACACCTCATCCGGTTCATCATCCGGGATACCATAGGCGCGGTACACCGTTTTCTGAACCTCCCTCCCAAACTTCCGTTTATTCTTTTCCGCAAAACCTTGAATGATCGCTTCGGCTTCCTGAGAACACGGAAAGTATTTGTATCCCCACTTCCGCTTGGGCGCTGCCATCATGAATCACCCCCTTTCCATTTTGCGGTACAAGAACGGTAGCACAGCCTGTCAATAAATGTCAATAACATTACAGCATGGCGTATTTAATTGAATTGTATAAGCATACAACTAGTGCCATAGTGCCCTATTGACATCCTGTGACACATTGAGCATATAGTGAGCACACTCTCTACAACTTCTCTACAAAGGAGTTACAATCCATGCCCACTGCAGAAAAGCCGCGCAAGCAGAAGCGGAAGAACCCGAATTTAGGGTTTGTCTTAGACCATGATCTGAACGCGCTCATTGAGAGAGAAAAGCAAATGACCCCGTTCAAGAGCAAGTCCATGATCATCCGGGACCGGCTCCGGCAGAGCTATCAGAATTATCCGCTGGACAAGGAGGTTCGATGACAGACACCACAGACGACCTGAAAAGCCCGGAGGACGCGGCCCAGCTCGTGATTCTAACGCTGGACACCATCCCGAAGGCGATCAAGACGGCGCAGGACTATCAGCTCTACATGGGCGAACTGGCGACCGCCAAGACGCGAATCGGGAAGGTCGAAGGTTTCTTTGAGCGGTTGCGGAAGCCCTTCAATGCGGCACTGAAGGAGAACCGCGAACAGGAAAAGAAGATTCTGGAACCGCTCCAAACCCGCTACAAACAACTCAAGGCGCTTTGCGATTCGTTCTTTCTCACCCAGCAGGCCGAACAACGACGGAAGCAGGAGGAGGAGAACCGCAAGAACGAGGAGAAGCGCAAGGCGGCCGAAGCAAAAGGGAAGGATCCCGACCTCGTAAATCCGGCCAAGGTGATCGAATCGAAGGCGCCGGCCAAGGTGGAAGTCGCACCAGGGGTCAGCGTGAGCATGAAGATGGACGTGCATTTCAGGTTGACGGAATCCGGCAAAACAAGCCGGCTTCTGATCGATGAACCCAAAACCAAAATCTATCGGGATGAGCCAGGCGCGCAGGCGATCCCGGATAACTGTTGGCAACTGAACCATAGTCGGCTGCTAGACATGGTGAAAGCCGGCGCGAAGATACCAGGAGTGGAACGGATCGAATTACCAGGGAATACGGTTCGAGGACAATGACTTCCGGCCCACCGAATGGGACCGGCGACAAGTGAAGAGGGAAAGAGCATGAATGATCCATTAGTTGAACAACTCGAACACATCAAGAATGCCGTGCTGCGCGTGACGGCCCTCGCGGCGTGTGACCAACGTGTCGATGCCTTTGCGTTCATGGAGCTATTGGCGGCCGGCTTGCATTTCGACCGAGGCTTGAACGGGTTCGCTACGTCCATTGCGCTGTCTGAAGAATGGTTGATGACACGAGAGGAAGCGGAGCGCGAAGCGCGGGAAAAGGGAACACTGCAGCTCATTCTCTCGCAGTACCTTCCGATGGAGCATGCGATTGTTGCGAGGCACAAGGCGCGGCAAGAGTCGATCGTCTTGCGGCTGAAGGAGCAACTTGCCGAATTGCGCAAGGTCGCACAATGATCGAAGAATTCTACCGCGGCTATCGCGGCTATCGAGAAGAGAGCGGCTTGAAGAAGTGGAATCCGGCGACGGGAACGATTCTAGACATTCTCCATCCATCGCCCATGGAATGGATTGACCAGGCCGACCTGGACGAAGGGGCAGCCTGTCACAAGGAGATGGAAGCACAGCTCCGGTTGATCCAGGATCCATTGGCCACCGTAGAGCGGAGCGAGAATCCACTAATGAGAGTACACAACTTCATTGGATGGTTCCTGGATCAAAATCTTGAAATCGTGGCCATCGAAACATCCGTGCTGTGCAAGGCCTACGGCTTTGCCGGCCGGCCTGATCTGGTGATCCGCGATCGGAAGAAGACTGGCAGGATCTTCGAAGTGAAATTTGCCGAGCAAGGCGTGACGCGGCGCTATCAGGCGCAAGTGGAATCCTATACCCACCTGGATCCGTACAAGGGGTTTGAGCCCTGGTTGATCCAAGTGACTCGTGCCGGCGAGGTAATCCCGCACCCACAAAAACCGAATCACCGGGAATGGGCCGGCTTCCTTGGAGCACTGGCCGTTTTACGGTGCCGTATGGAGTAACACCAATGAACCAAGATGGTTTGACAGATGATGAACTCGCGGAAGCGGTTGTGATTATGCGTGAGGATAAGGCTCGGTTTTTAGCGGCACTGGAAGCCGATCCGCCCCATATGGCGGAAGAAGAGCTACGGAAAGCAATCAGCCATGCCTACTATATTCTCTATGAAATGACGGACGTTCCCCACATTGTAAAACTTACCGAAGATGAATTGAAAGTTTTTAACCATCTTCTTGAATGCCATCTATATGACGTCATGGAAGGGCTGTACGCCCACACGATGAGACAAAAAATTGCCCGCCGTATTCACATTCAACATCCGACTGCCAACACCAAAGGAGGCACTGCATGACGACCGCTGTAGCGACGCGAGAGAAACGCGCCCTGGTACCGAAGTGGACGAAAGCCCAGCTCGAGCTGTTGAAACGCACCGTGGCTAAAGGTACCACGGACGATGAATTCAGCCTGTTCGTCTATACCTGCAAGCGGACCGGATTGGATCCGTTCATCAAGCAAATTTACGCCATTAAGCGATGGGATAGCCAATCCAATTCCTATGTGATGGCCATTCAGACCGGAATAGACGGCTACCGGCTGATTGCCTCACGGACCGGAGAGCTGGCCGGCATCGATGAGCCGGAATTCGTGACAGATCCAAACACCCCCGATCATCCGATTATGGCAACCGTGATGGTGTACCGTTTTGTCAACGGGGAGAAATGTAAGTTTGTCGGCCAGGCGCGATGGGCTGAATTCGTGCAGAAGAACAAGGAGGGTGAACCCACTGGCCGATGGAAGGATATGCCGTTCAATCAATTGGCGAAATGCGCGGAAGCCGCCGCCCATCGCAAAGCATTCCCACATGACCTTGGCTGCGTAGTGGCCAATGAGGAAATGCCGGTTATCGATATTGAGGCGGTCCAGGAAACGACCGCCACGCCGGCCGAGCAACCGAAAGCAGAGGATATGACAGCCGGGGTCCTCGTGGCCTACTCCCCTGGTGACAGCAAGTCGAAACCCAAGAAGCCACATCGGTTCACGTTCAAGACCGACGCCGGCGCGGAAATCACCTTGACGGCCTGGGAGCGGCCGGAAACGCTTCGAGGGGACACCATGCCGCTTGGCCGGCGCTGCCAGTTCAAGTATGAGGAGAAGCGGAACGAGAAGAACCCCAACAGCCCCTACCGCAACCTCACCCATTTTGCCTTGGAGGAAGTGACCCCGGAGAGCGAGCCTGAATCGGGCAATTCCGATGGCCAGGCGGCGCCGGCGGACGAGGGAGCCACGGCGCCGGGCGATGACCGCACAACGGATATGCGCGCACTGCTGGACGAGAACAAAAACAATCCGCAGATGCTGCAGGATTTGTACAGCACGTTGAGCGCCGACATGAAGAAGCACGGCTACACCGAGGAGGAACGCAAGCGGGTTCAGGATCATTTCCTTAAACTCAAACAGGAGGCCGAGAAGAAGAAATGATCATATCGGTAGATGTAGGACTTTCTGGTGCCGTGGCCTGCTTCACGGACGCCGGAGAATTTCTGGAGGTGTTCGACATTCCCACTATGCAGGCGAATGGGAAACAAGCCTACGTCAAGAACGTGGTGAACAGTGCCGGCTTGGCTAAACGGTTGCCGGCCGTGCCGGCGACGCTGGCCTTTGTGGAAACGGTCACAGCCATGCCGGCAAGTCGCGGGAAGAAAGGCGAACAGCAGGACGGAGAGCCCACAGGATGGGGAGTTTCGTCAATCTTTTCGCTTGGATGTACGCTATGCTCTATCACGTCTGTGCTGGCCGTATTAGGCATCCCCTACCTCATGATTCGGCCGCAGGAGTGGAAGAAGCACTTCCGGTTGAGTCGCGACAAGGAAGAGGCCCGCTGCCGAGCTCTGCAGCTCTATCCGGACGCGGCATTATATCTAGCCAGGAAGAAGGATCATAACCGAGCGGAGGCAATCCTAATCGGTAGATATGGCATCGAGAAGCAAGCACATATGTTAGATAAGTCATGAAGCCCGAGAGAGGGCAGAGAGGAGCAAGGCGGACATGATGGCGCGTCTCTGGATGGTGATTTTCGTCATGTCAGTATTTCTGATCGCTGCAATCGTCTACTGGTTTGTCCTTCTGAGCCATGAATTTGAGACGAGGAGTGAATACGTGATTAAGAAGAGGCTGGATGAACGATGGAGCCACATGAAAGGACAGCCATGAGCGACACGGCGGAGCGGTTACTTGACAGGATGACAGCAGAGCAAAGAGCGGAGCATATTGCATGGCTTTGTCAATTCGAGCGCGAGGCCGAGCGGCGGGTGTGGCGGGAAATCGGCAAGCAGATCCGGTATAGGAACGATGACCCATCCCACTATCACCATACCTGGGATGACCTTGCCGACTGGTGCGAGCGCCAAGCGCAGCAGGCGGCGTCACGGAGGGGAGATGAGTAGAGACTTGGCCGTAGGCGAGCGGTTAAAGCATGACGAGGAGACCGCTGAGTATCTTGGGCGGTACGGGACGTGGGTCCATCGGTATTTCGAGTCATGGGGAGGTCGGCATATCCACGAGGTTGCCCGAGATGGCAGCCATTTTCTGGTGGGGAATGGGGTCAGTATTCTGCGTATCATCAAGCCGAGCCGTAGAAAGGTGGGAGGTGAAGTGTGGAAGATCGACCCGTTGAACTATGCCGACTATTTTCTTCCTCATGAGATGGAGGGCTAACGCATGCGGACGTGGATGGATGTTTGAGTGCTACTTACTGATTTTCTCTACCGCTTGCTCTGCCGTTTCGCGCAGCTCATCTTTCAGTTTTTTACGCAGATTCGGCCCAATAGCCTCCTTCTTATCCTCTTCCGTTGTCACAATCGCCAAGGTGAGGCGATTGAGCGCGGAATAAATCTGTCTGTGATCATATGTGGCATACGAGACTGCTATAACAATGAGGAGAAACGTAATAATGAAATAGCCAGCCATCATGGAGCGGTCCCCGCTCGCATTCATTTTGAGCGGTCCCACTTGTACATCAAGGCCGTTGCCGTGCCGTTCATCCTTCATGTCATCACATTTATCCTACCTCGTAGGCCACCACGCCATCATGCGTGAAGAATTGCTTCACCATCCCTGACGCGGACTGGACGCTAGATCCGCCCTTCATGACCATCGTCGCGCCGTGAATCATGGTCACAAGATTGTTCGCGAAATAGAGCGTGTATATTTTCGCCCGGCGCATATTGGCCAGGCCGGTCATGTTCACCGGGCTTTGGTAGTTGATGTAATAGGCCGTGCCAATCCGCATGGATGGCGTCGGGTTATTATCGGTATAGACCACCGGCAGTGCCGGATCGGTGACGTTGATCTCTTCGACATCTTCAAAGTTGATCCGTTCTATCCCGGTGAGAGTATTTGGATTGACGACCGACCGGCCGTGATTCACGCCGCCTATCTGTCCGTTGGCCCTTACCGCCCGCATGTTCAGTTGACCCACTGTGAGTAGGCCTGATGTTCCGAACATGGCATGCAGCCCGGCACTGACGCCTGACCACCCCTTGGCGGCGATATTATTCAGATTGATTTGCTCAATGCGGTTGTCTTCCGCGCCAGAGAAGTGGATGGTTTGCCGGCTCGTATCATTGAACCGGGCCGTATCGACCGTGATCTGATCGATCTTCGCCGTGCCGGTCATGTAGAACGCGAGATCCCCGTTGATGTTGTCGCTCCCGGTAATCCCCTCATAGGCCGTGTCTCTGACCACCATGTTATGGATCCGCTCCGAGTTATAGACGGAGAGGAGAATGCCATGGAAGCAGTTCTCGGACACGATGTTGTCGAGGATCCACTGACGGAAATTCACGCTCGGCCCAGCCCCATCACCGACAAGCTTGATCGAGTGGGATTCAGTCCGGACGGCATTCTTGACATCGAGCCCTCTCATATCTACCTGCATCGGCCCAAAACAGTAGGCGCCATGTTCGCCAGTGAAATTCTGATCAATTTCCACTTGTTCCCAGCACAGATTCGTGACCCTGTTGCCAAAGAGACAGCTCCCGATGTAATGAGACAACGGACCGCTCGCTTTAAGTATGCTTGCTTTGATTGTTTGGAAATCAAGACCGTACTGTGGTCCGCCATCCGCGTACACTTCTGTGTTGAATCCCAGGATCCGGCAATTTTCGACGTGCATCCGGCGCCCAGAGAGACCAGTTCCATCAAGATCCAGCCGAACCGCGTTCATTTCATAGTTTTGATCGAGATCTGTTTCTGTCTCGATTCCCAGGTTGTAAAGACCTACTGAATGCTCCGATTCAAGGAAGTGATTCAGGTTGCCGAAACTGCTAGTTTTCTTTATAAATCTGGTAGTTGTGTCTCCGCATCCAATCAGGATAACCGGCTTCGTTGGAACAATTTTGGTCGAGAAATACCAGATCCCGGGTGTTCCAAGGATCATCCCACCAGAAGATGGTAGCCAATCGATAGCCCTCTGCAGGGCGGTTGAGGCATCTTGCCCAGGCACCCCACCAAAATCCTTGAGGGTAGGAATATCGCCGGCGACATCCGCGATCGTGCGCGCCACAGAATTCGGATCATCGATCTTCCGGTGAACCGTGTTGGTCGCATCGAGAGTCTTATTGAAAACATCCTGTGTTTTTGATTGCTCAATGACGGTCTTAATAGGCATGGCTTATCAGCAGATTGGATCCACTGTGAATGTTGGGACAACGATGCTATCCGCTATGGTGGCCTGATCAGTCACGAGATGAATGATTTCGTCATTGTCGATCGTGAACCGCCATAGGGTACCGCGGTCGTCCAGAATGGTTTTCCCGAATGGTCCGGTTATGTTCTCTATGTATGTCATGTCCCCAGTGTCCCCGTCGACGGTGACTTGATAAGGTGTCCCGTTCGGTGCCTGCAGGTAGAAGATTTCGTTCGGATAGCCGCCATGCCGGATGGAAAGCTCGCCAGCAGCATTGAAAAAGAACAGCGTTCCCTCTTCCCATAAAACCGTAGGCGCCGTGAGCTTGGTATCCTCGTGCTCGAGCGCAAACCGGACGTCATGACACGGATCCCCACACGGCACCCCAGGATCCGCCACGTCGCCGGCGCCGTACTTCCATCCTGTCCCCCAGTGCCGTCCGGTCCCATACCGAAACCGGATCCGCGTATCGACCGTGAGGCAAAGCGTAGCATCGACCCCAGGCGTAAACCCATGTGTCGGAATAAATGCCGCGCCGCCGAATCCAAACCCATGCGTGATGATATCTCTCGCTGGCATTTCAGCTTGTCCTCGTCCGGCTCGTTGGGTTCAATGAATCGTTCAGTTCAAAGACCATCGCATTTGTTGAGCCATCTAGTTTTTTCGTAATCAATGCTGTTCCCGCTATGGAGAACTGAGCCAATGCGCTAAAGAGCATAAATACGAGCTGTTCCAATGTCGGGTCCGCACCATCGGCCGCGTAGCCCTCAGTTAAGGCCGTTCGGAGAATGCCGTCTATGATGGCAGTCTGCGACGAGGCATTGAGTCCAATCGTGACCTGATCGAAATCAAATGGGAATTTTGCTAACGGGTCGCCGTAGGTATGAATAATGAGTGAGTTATCGTCCCATTCCGAGCCGGCTGCATCGATCAGTTGAATATCGGCTTGCTTGCATTGCATCTCCGAGGCGGATAGCGACACGGTGACGCCACGGCCCCCAGTGGTAAACGGCAAGGTCGCCAGATTGGCGAGCGCGCCACCGTCCTTCGATATTTTCGCGTCTCCGGTCGCCAAGGTTGGATTATTGCGAAAGTTTTTGGTGGTACTATCCAAGAGTTTCACGCCGTAGAAGGTCGCCGCAGATCCGTATTTAGCGAGCCAGAACATTGTCTTTTACCTCATCCCTAGGCCAATGCCCTTGAAAGTCCCGCGGCCAATGGTGCCATCGCGTCCACCGGGTGGAATCGCGGCAGTCGTAATCCCGGCATATTCGTAGGCCATATGAGTGCGATCGTCGGCGTTCGCGAGAGAACCGTCAGGGTTTGGGCGCACACGGAATGCAGGGAATGCGAGGCTGTAACATGACTGCCGTTTGTTCCGCGTATTGATCGGACCAGCCATGACAGGCGTGATCCCCGCGTACTGATAGGCCATGTGTGTTCGATCGGCCGTAGTCGCCAAGGATCCATCGGGTAGCGGCCTGACACGGAAGCAGGGGAAGGCAATACTGTAGCTGGATTCTCTCTTGTTCCGCGTATTGATATCGCCGGCCACCGGATTGATGACAATCGGATAGGTGATGCTGCCTTGCCTGGCCGGCACACTGCTATCGGTCGCTCCAACAAGCGTCGAGAAGGTTCCCGGCGCGGAAGGAGTCCCGCTCCACGCCCCGGTAGTGCTAAGCAAGACACCTGGCGGTAAGCCGGACGCACTGAACGTGCGCGGCGCGATACCGTCCGCGGTCACAGTGGTTCCGAGATACGGAACACTCACCTGTCCAGACGGTTGAGTCGAGGGGGACAACGTGAGCGGAGGAGATTGCCCTGTAGTCCCGATTCTGGTGTTCCCCGTCGCCACACGATCAAGGTAGATAGTCCCTTGGCCGAACTGAGCGTAGAGCCGCACATTATTCACATGGTTATTTGAGCCGTTATTGAGGCCGTCCGAGGCTACAGTGCCCGGGTTGGGGCCGCGGTATTCACGGCCAGTTTGCGAAAAGACCTGAGTAGTCCCGAGCCAAGCCGCCATCGATCCATTGGCCTGTCCCGGAGTATTCATAATCCACTGCCATTCGATTTCCTGCCATGATTCAGTGAGGGTGATGTTGAGGGAAATGTTTTCCGTGTCTCCGCTATCATAGGCGCCCTGCATAATGAAATGCAGGACTCTCCCGCCGAAGATCATGTTCATTGAACCGTTGGGGTAAGGGCCTGGCGATTGATCGCATCGGATGTAGATGATTTTGGTACCAGTCGAATCGGTGATAAAGCCGGGGCTGAGCTTAAGGGCAAACCGAATGTTAAATTGGTTATTGGTTTGGCCGAGAAACCGATCGACATAGCCACCGTTCGGATACGGGATCGCCACACTTTGAGAGCCGGTATATTGCTGGCCACTGGTAACAAAAATGTTCTTCCCAAGACCATAATCTGTCCAGTTGGACAGCCCGTTTCCGCCCTCGAAACTATCATCCCAGTAGAGCGCCATGATTTAGACGAACTTTCCTCTGACATGGGTAGTGCCATCATCGCTATGGGTCGAGGTACCGATCGTCGCGTTATCCGCATCGTTCCGGAGAGTCTGTGAGCTGGACGTTTGCGTGATCTTGTTGCGGCAAAAGGCCATGACGAGGGAGACGGCCGACACAATCGTATTCCCGAAGGCTGGAATCGAGCCAGGCTCGGCTGTGACCACACTATTGAGTCCGCTCGCGCTTAGCGAGTAGCCGGTCTTATCGGACACGGTGGCCGCGGTATACCCGGTCTTATCGCCCACCACTTGGGCATTTGCATCCACTCTCCCGCTGATCAGGTTATTGATGGCCGAGCCGTTCACCTGGACGACATTGGCGCGCGGCGTCCGGTTCGCAATTGAGAAATGTGCGAGAACCGCGTTGACCGTCTGTCCGTCGATCGTCGCGCCGGCCAAGACCACATCGTAATCACTGCCAGCCGCATAGAAGCCGGCATCGGTATTGTCGGAGAGATCAATCCGACAGTGATGCACGCCGGTCAACGTGTCGAAATCTTCTGTATCGGTAATCCCGTTTGACGAGCTCCGCTCCGTGGTGCTGTTGTTCTTATAGATCCGGATAGTCCCGTTGGTGGCTCGCGTGATGCTCGCGCCGTTGGCGCCATTGGTATTCCACTTGAAATCCACAATCGCATTAACCGCAAAGTCTCCAAGTTGAATCATGACACCAACGCGCCTCCAACGAGAGATTTAATGATAGATCCACCAGCCAATGGCCCCGCAGTATTGCCACCCCCGCCACCGCCTGGCGGCTTGATCGGCCAGGCCACTTGAGACCAGTTTGCACTGGTAAACGTCCAGCTCATTTCCGTACTTGGTGAGGCCCCCGGTTCCGTACTCATGCCGCCGTTGTTCCACCCGCCAGAATCAAACCCATCAAGCCGTTCGGTCTGTCCGGATCCAGGCGTGAGGGATCCGCCGGTGTGAAGACGCGCCACGGCGTCAGCAATGAGCATGCTCGTATCACTTGTTACAGTAGCCAACGCTGCCCCGCTATTCCCGTTCGCCGTGACGACATTCGCCGGCGTAGCTTGTTCGCAATCGGTAAATGACATCGCCATGGCGTACATGCCAGTTGTCGACCCGGTAAGCACGATAGAGGCCGTATTTGCTCCGGAGGCTGGCGCGACGAGCCACCGAGCCGCACAATACGATAGGCCGTTTGCGTCAGATCCAAGCGCGGTCGCTTCCGCACTGTTATAGGTCGCACTGGATACCGTTTCTGAGCCGGCGCGCCTGAGTGCCGCAGCCAACGCAATCCCCCTGTTTGAGCCGGACGAACAGGTATGACTCCACGAGAGGGAACTGACAGCTTGCCCTTGTGCTGCGCTTACCGTATCAAATGACGGCATTGCGGATCTGATCCTTAGTTGTCGGCGTTTCGTCGTCTGCGGTCATATATATGTCTCGCGTGACCGGAGGGCCGGTAGCCCTGACCCTAATCCGCAATACCGCTCCAATCGGAGGAGTAGTATCAACTTGGGCAAACGATTCGCTGAAGCCATTGTTGCCACCATCAACACCGAAGGCCACGAGAAGAACCCAGTTCTTTCTATTTAAAGACCACTCCGCAATGACCTCGAGATGTTCTTCCGTGTTCAACCATCCCTCACGAGGAATAGACACACCCATCCAGTTCCATTTCTTTGTAACCCGCTCCTCAGAAACAATCACGGTTTCACTCGTCGTATAGGTTCCTGAATGTACGAACTTGGATTCCTTCATTTTGTTTCAAGCTTTCCCAATTCCTCCTTGAGAAACTTAGACAGATTTGTCGCGCTACAGGCCCTTTTATCGATGCAGCGATCCGCCGCTTTAATAATGGCGTCATCCACTTGCGATATTGGCGGCTCCGGCTTCGGCGGCTCCGGTTCCGGCCCCGGCGTGATGGCGACACAGCGATAATTACCCTCGATCCATTCCCCGGCTTCCGTCGCAGGTTGCACGCACAGATACGTCATAGAGGGTGGCCATCTGGTGACATAACGATAGGTTTCCGAGCCTGGCAGAAAATCACCAACCTCCGGCTTATCCGTACCCGTAAAATCCGTCCAATACCGCAGCTTGCTCGCATAGCCGGCGATCGACACCGTGGCGCCGTACGCATCGGCAACGAGATCCGAAATTTTTACGGGCGCCTCTGGCTTCGGTGGTTCCGGTTGAGAGGTAGGATTCCCGCGCACCAAAAAATGGCCGTAATAGTGGAAGTCATCATAGGTCCGACAATCGTTCGGATACATGGTTGGCGGTTTGGAGGCATCCCGTTGCGCACATTGCCCATCCCACGTGACGGAGCCAACCATTTTGGTGAACCGGAGATCCGGGAAATTCACCGTGTCGTAATACAATCGGACCTTGCCATCGATCGAGACGCGGACAATGCCGTCTTTACTGGTTTCTGTCCGACTCTTCTTGAAATACACTTTGACGAGCTTGTACGGCTCCCCTTCGGCTACGGCAGATCCATCCACGTTGGACGAAAATTCCATCGTGGTTCCGTCGCACTGGTTATAGCCGCCGTCAAAGACACCCTTCCCAATGAGATGGCAATTATCGGCATGCCCCTTGGCCCCGTTCAGGAAGACATTGATGGTCCGCCCACCGTCATGCGCGCCCCAAAAATGCACTCCCCACAGGTTCCGATCCCCTTCCGATGGAAGATAGAGAATTTTGTTGGCGCTATTGTTGTAGCCCCCAAAGGGCTTCCCGGAATGCCAGGAGAAGGTATATTCCACTTCGGCTTGCGGAGGAAATACACACTCCACCTTGGTTCCGCCGTGTCCCTGTCCTGCGCCTTTCCGGTATCGCAATGCATACGGGGCCGAGAGTGGGTCACTCTGTCCCCCCACAATTTGCGCATCGCCGGTGGGGTAGATATCAATGCAATCCTTCGCGGTTTTTTGCGTAAAATCCTGGCTCACAAGAGCCGTTAATCCATCGCCGCTTTGCCCGTGGGCTTCTGGCACGGTAAACACGAGCATGAGTAGCAGTAAAAACATATGTGTCACGGTGTTACCTCCCTACAGTTGCCGCCGGTTTGGGCGGTTTGGGTTCTTGGGATTTACGGTACAACTCGAAGGTGGAGCCGTGCCCGACGCCTTGCCTCCGGTTGTACGCCTTCATAAGATTCTGATAGGTGCGCGGCGATTTCGTCGCCAGCTCTTGCAGCGCCTTCGACTGAATGCCACGGTCCAGATCGTTGGCCGCGGCTTGTACCAACCGGCTTGTGTCGCCCTTGCCCCGGTCGGTTTCGACGGCCGCAATCCGGCCCCGCTGATATTGTTTGGACAACTCGAGCGGGGTGAAGGTGAGCGCCTTGCCGGCGATATCCTTTCCGGAGGGATAGAAGAAATCTTTCTTGCCCTCTTCGGTTGGCCCTGGCGTATGACCTTTGATCGTACCAACGGCCCCGCGTTCAATCTTGCCGGCAGGGCCGAAGCCCGCCCAGCGGCCGGCGGCCGCCAAGCTGCGGAGCGACGGCGGGAGCAATCGTTCGGCGGCCACCTGCATTGATGGCAGATCGCGCGGGGATTGCATGAACCAATCGGCCGTCCGCTTGCCTTGGACGAACGGCTGAAGTGCCGGCATGGTGCCGAGATCGAATTCCCCATGCGCGACGTTTGGAATGTCGGACACCACCGGGATCCGCATCTTGTACTTGCTGGCGACATCTAATCCGGTCGCTGCAGACACAGGACCGTGATACATCCACTCCGGGATGTTCTCGCTGAACATGCCTGGACTTGGCCCGTAGGTATCGACATCCTCCATGAACGGAATCCCCTTCAGCCCGGCCATCGTCCAGAAAGCCGCCATCGCGGTAGAGAAGGGGCCAATCTTGCCCTTCACAGCCTCGCGCGCCATCTTCGAATAGGTCGACAAGGCTTCCACTGGATACGTGCCAAACAGGCCGATGATGGCTTTCTTGCCACGGAACAGCTCAGGCCGGCTGATCGGTGAGTAATCGAAGTTCACATCGCGCGAGAATTGCTTCGCAAATTCAAAGGCTTCTGCTGGAGTCTTCCCCTGTTGAATACCGGCCCGGTAGCCGGCAAGAATGGCCCACTTGCGATTCATCTCCTCAATGGCAGAAAATCCCTGCATGAGAAACGGCTGCGCTTTCCTGGCTTGCTCTTCCGACATCTGTACCGTGTTGCCGGTGAGCCGATGAAACGCATAGCTGACCTTCTCGCCAAGGCCCTTATTCAGTTCGGAGAATTTATCAGCCGCTCCGGAAAGACCCTTCGCTGCCAGATCGATCGGCTTACGAACTGCCGAGGCGGTCCCCTGAGACAGGACCCCGCGGTCAACCAACCGCTGTACGTAGGGGCTTCCGAGCTCGAGCGAGTTTGGTTCTTTGACTTGGGTTCCAAACAATTCTTGAGCGTTTATCGGTCGAACGTGCCCTTCGCGCTCTGCCATTTCGAGAATCAGCCGGTCTTGCTTAGTCGGATTCAGTACGGACCCCCACGCATCCTTGAAGATTTTCATTGCCGGTTTGATGCCGCCCACCGCCCGTTGGAGATTCGGAATGCCCATCGTGGGCACCTGTGACGCGTTCTGAACCATCGAGCCGACATTCACCATGAGATCCCACACCGCCACCCCGCCCCGGAGCCGTGACCATTCCGCTGGCTTCTCGTTCAAGTAGTCTCGGTAGCGTTCGGCATACTGCCGCATCTGCGGATCTTTCAGGCCGGCAATCTGATTTTTCATCACATCGTCATAGAGAAACTTCGACGTGTAATTCCCCAAGGCATCGATATAGCGTTCGATCGGGGAGGATAGATCGGTCGATTCCCCCATGATCTTCATGGCGTGACGGAAGTGTTCGGAGAACCCGGGCGGCAGGTTGAATTGATTGATGGCTTGCTCGTACTCCTGCGGCGTCAAGAGTCCGGCTTTTTCGAGCAGCGACAACGTACCGAAGTCTAAGGCCGGCTCATCGCCCTTCTTCCCGGCCGAGGCTTTCACCACCGTCTTGCTCCCTGGGAATTTCGCTTGGAGCTGTTTTTCCAGGGCTTCCGCTTCCCGCAGGGTCTGAGAGGCCGAGACCCAGCGGAGATTATTCGGACCGTCCAGTATGGTCAGGTAGTCCCCGGAGCGCGCAAACGGCACGTAATAGGGATCCGTCTGCATCGGCGGCAGGCCATGGACTTGCCTTACATCGTTGATCAGATCCATGGCCGAGGCCATCGTCTGATCAATCGCTCGAACCGCCGTCTGTTGCTCCGATGTGAGAGGAGCCAAGGGCTTCCCGGTTTCCCGGTCGACCAGGCCCACGGTCGTTTGTTGCCCCCGGCGCGCGCGCAGGTATTTGTCGACCGCTGCGCGGTCGGCTTTGCCCAACTTGAAGTAGTTTTCGGCCGTGGTCCGGAGATCGTGCTTGACCGTCGACGCGAATTCGCCTCGGTAGGTCGCCGTGTCATAGATCGGCCGGAACTCCGGATGCCGTTCGGCCATTCGCCGTTGGGATAGGCCACGCTGTACCATGGTGATACCTTTCCCTAGCTTCACCGAGCCCCGTTCATTGTTCAGGTTGTCCCACACGCTTCCAAGATTCTCCTGTTCCACGTGAAACTCTTGTGCAATTTCCTTTGTAGATTGCGGCTCTACCTCATGGAACATACTGGGTTGTTCTGGTTTCGGGGTCTGTGCTGACTTCGAGAACAGCGGCGCCTCTGTCTCGGCCGTTAAGGGATTCACTTCACGGCCGATGATGGGCCGCTCGCCGATGGTGGGAGGGGGAACGGGGATTTCTGTTTGTGCCGGCGTATTCATGAACCAATCATCCCCTTCGACCGTACTTTTTTTTTGAGCAAATGGGTTCTCGATATTCACTTGCTCAGGAAATTCAGGCAGTTGTGTCTCCTGCAGCGGCAGGAAATCCTCTGGAATTACAGGCTCTTCCGGCGCCAAGGCAAACTCCGCTTCGAACTCATCGACCGGATCCTTCGCCCCGTATGCCCGGCGCCAATCGCGGAATTCAGGATCCCGCAGGAGCGCATCCTTGACCCGCTCAACCTGCTTGCCTTTATCGACACCGGCATCCTGTTCAATCTTGGCGATGGCCTTTTCAACTTCCGCCGGCTTCAGCTTGCCGCCGCCAGTCGTAACCTCTTGATACCATTGAGCCGTTGGCGACTTTGACGACCCAAGGATTTCCTCCGTGCTGCCCTGTCCAATCGCCTCACCGTGAGCCCTAAACCCGCGTTCTTGGCCGGCAATTTCCATGGTGTCCCTGGCGAACTGTACCCGGTCGGCCATGTCCTGATTCAGCTCCGGCGGCAGTTCATGCCGAGGTTGCGTGATGATTGTTTCTCGTGGAACCTGTGTCGGATTTTGTACAGTTCTTGTAATCGGTTGCTCGCGTTCTTGTATAAATCGTGGAATTTCCACATCTTGTGGACGGTCAGCGAATGGTACTTCCGGTTTTTCAACCGGCCTTGAGGATTTCGTGAGAACCGGCGGCCGTTGCTGGATGTTCAGTTCGGTCGGAATTTCGCGTTTTAATGGCTCGGGACGCGCGATCGGTTCAAGCCGCTGGAATCGCTCGCGGGCTACAATATCCTCGACGTGTGGCGGCTGCCTGTACGTAGGACCTGGCATTTCGATCACAGTTCCTTCTCCTGTGCGCACTGGCCCTTTGGCGAAGATGGGCGGACTTTGCGGAGGTTGATGCTCGAGGAGCGGCCGTTGGATCGGCGGCTCGAACTGTTCCGGATGGACTTCGGTAAATTCGGCATCATAGACCGGCGGCTCTTCCACCACCGGCGGTCTATCCTCTATCTGCTGCCGAAGTGGCCGTTGCTTGGGAAGCTGTTTGACGGCCGGCCCGGGAGATGGTTGCGTGCTCGGCATGGCCACGCCCAAATTCTCCGCAGTCGGCTTCGGCGTCGTGCCACGCCCAGCCAGGCGTCCGAGTGCCGCCTGTCCGACACCACCGAGCCCGGCCCCGATAGCGGTCCCGGTCACATAATCCCGTTGCTCTTCCGGGAGATCGGTTTGGGCCGCAGCCCCATACGCCCCGCCCACTACCGCACCAGGCAAGGCATTCTTGGCGACGGATCCCGCGATCGTGCCGGCCGGCTTCACCGCCGGAAACGGCCACTTGAGCGTACCTACCAACTCGGCCGGCCATTGCTGTTCAGGATCGTAGCCGCCAGCGAGCGCGGCATACTTCCGGCGCTTCTCATCGAGCTTGGCCTGCACCTTCCGGCCAGCTGCCGCCATATCCTCTGTGCCGAACAGCTCAAAGGCTTTGGTGGCTGGCCAGGCTACCGTTTTCAGGACGGAGGCCGGCGCTTCCAAGGCCCGGTAGGGAGAAGCCGTCCAGTAGTCATATGCGCCCTTGAGCTTTTGGCCTATCCAGCCCAGGCCTTCAGAGACCGCGCCCGGCTCTTCCGGTTGGACTTCTGGCGGCTTAGGAGGCCCTTTTGCTTTCAGCTTCTCGAGTTCAGCGCGGAGATAGTCTTCCTGGTACGGGTCAAGTCCGCCTTCGGCAAGAATCTCCTCGTTGGTTCGTCGACGTGCCATAGTTATTCAGGGATGGCCCCGGAGGCTGCATCCAACTGGTTCATCAACATATCGAGCGAATTCTGCAACTTGGCGGCATCATTCATCCGCCCGGCCCGCTGGAGCGCCATGATCTTTTGCTGAATCATGGTCTTCTTGGCGGCCATCTCCATCCGCTTCGTTTGGTTCACCGTGTTCTGATCGTTCAGCATCATCTGATGCTGTGCGGAATGGAGCTGTTCCTTGATCGGTCCACCAGGTTGCCGCTCAAAGGCCCCGGTGATCTGCTGCATGCCTTGCGGGACACGCATCCCCATGCGCCGGTATTCGCTCTGCATCTGTCCGGTATCGTGAACCGGCATAGCCCGAGCCGACTGACCTGGAATGCCCATCATGCTTTCGTCTTGGAGGTAGGGGTTCTCATCATCCATGCCTTGGCCTTCCTGCATACCCGGAGGAAACACCATATCCTCATCCGTCATGTCAGGATTCATCATCCCCGGTTGCATCGGGCGCCGCCGCGCCATCGCCAACTGTTGACCAATCGGCCCATATTGACCAGCCATTGCCTTATCCCTCCTCTGTAGAAAGGCCGCTCAACAACTGATCGGCCTGTAGATCCAACTCGTCGAGCATGCCCTGAATCGACGCCGCGTTGTTCAGCCGCCCCTCAAATTTCAGCGTGCGCGCCGGCAGTAAGGCGGCTTGCTTTTCCGCCCGGGCTTCTGCGTTGAGCATTTGATTTGCCATCGAGTACATCGGAGCGACTGAGAAGCTTTTTGGTGGCTTACTCTTACCGCGTGGCCCGAAGACCATTTGTCCGCGTCGACCAGCCGGAGCTTTCGTGTTCTTCGGCGCCTTAAACGAGTCTGTCAGCTTCGCTTTGATGGATCCCATTTAGTAACTCGCATACGGCGGATAGGATTGCGTGACGCCCGGATAGCTGTAGCCGCTCGCATACGGACCAGGCTGATTCACGCGCGCCTGTTGCAGTCGTTCATAGATAGGCCCCATCATGGCGCCCTGTGCGCCGGCCTGCAGGAACGGCGCGCCCATCTGTCCAACCGTGCCGAAGATTTCCCCGATGTAATCCCCCACCGGCGCCACGGCATTCAGAGATCGGAACGTATCGGGGCTCATCATCGGTGTGGCCGGCAATCCCGGGGAATAGGTCGGCAACGCACTGACCGCCCAGCGCCGGTTGCTTTCGGCCAACTGTTCGTTTTGGACGTTCAGGTCCCGCATCATCTTAGCTTTGTTCGCCGCGAGGTTCTGACCGAGCAATCGTGTCGTGCGATCGTAGCGGCCAGGGGTGTAGACGTTCCCCCCGCCGGAGTTTTTCCCGATAGCGGATCCGGCAGAGATCCGGGAGATATCCGAGAGGCCGGCGCCGTAATCCTCGTTGATCTGATCCTTCATGCCCTTGAAGGCACCCGCATCCATGCCGTAGTTCCCGCCCGCGTACATCTTTAGCCGGTCATAGATCGGCCGGTTGGTATCGAGGAATTCCTTCCGTTGCCCTTCGGTGTAGTTGATGTAATCCTGTGCGGCTTTCCGTTCTGCAGCGGCCTTGTCCTTCGCACCGAACCACCCGGCGACTCCTTTGCCTATCCCACCGCCAGCCATCGCGCCACCGCCCAGCAGCGCCATCGTCAATGGCTCAATGGAGCAGAACCGTTTCTTCTGCGGATTGAAGTCGTGTAGGAATCGCATGGTTCTCCCCCTACGCAATCACGAGATACAGATAGGTAGCTTCGGCCGTGTTAAAACTACTGCCAGCCGCCAGCGTAAATGACCGCTTGCCCCAAGCAATCACGTTCGAGCCGGTTGCGATCGGCATCAACACGAAATGCGGCGTACTGCCATCGTCCTTCTGCAACATCAAGAAGATCGGTGGATGAGGCAGCTCGGCAATCGACACCGCTTGCAATGCTCCGGTACCGTGATAGGTGCCGGATTGCTTCACGGTCTGGTTTTTCACGAGAGCGGTCAATAGTTCATCCACCGCAATAGCAGAATCCTCATCCCACTCCGGCTGGAGCTTGAATCCCTTCTTCACGCCATCATGGTGTGGCCGGCCGTGGCTCATCGTCTCCCTAGCGCGTGCCCTTCGACGCGCATGCCTTTCAGGGCCAAGGGCTCTTTGCTCGAGCCGAAAATCTTCACATAGAGCAGCCTGCCAATCCCGTTGAGATCGAACCGAACCCGATTCCCGGTCGACAAGGAGAAGGTAGACAGGCCGGTATCTTTGTTGACCAACGGCAGGAACGGCCCTTCCTTCTTATCCATGGCGTACTGTGCCGTGAGGAGCGAGGATCCACCGTTTGGCTCGTAGTGAACTTCGACGTGACGGAAGCAGTAGGCTTGATCAAGATCCCACTTATTATTTTTCCGCTTCAGCCCGATTCCGCGCGTGCGCAGCTCAATATTGATCGGTGTTCCATTGAAGGCGGTCCCAGTGTCTCCGGTATACATGAAGCCGTTTGTATCCCCGAGCCAGAGCTTTGAGACTTTGATGGGATCCAGATAAATAGCGAGCTTCGACGACGCAAAGGGAACCGTGGTCCATTCCCCAGTCTTGGTGTTGAAGCAGATCCACAGATCGAAATCCGGCGCGCCGGCCGTCTTTGCGTTCCAGATCAACATATTCATCGGGAGGTAATAGACGCCCGAGGCAAACTCCATGGCCGATAGGTCGAAGGTTTTCCATAGGTCCTGAATCTTGTAGCCGATGAATTGCTCCCGGAGTCCGGCAAACACGAACGGACCGCGTTCGCTCAGATAGGCCAACTGGGATTCATACTTGACCATGCCCCATGTGCCGAGCGGCCCTTCTTCCACATCGGTCTTGGCAAACTCAATGGCGTCCGGTGTCGGCCCGCCACCCACATACAGGCCTTTCTTTTTTCCAACTGCCACCCCGGCGCCGAACCGTTTGATGCCGCTGATAATGTCCTCATCTTCCGGATCGAGGTCGTACACATCATCCGGATCATGGCCTTCCGGCCGAAGGACGCCACTGACCGCCACCCGACTTTGATTCGGGGACGCGAGGCCGGTATAGAACAGCATGCCGTTGTAGTATTCGAGATACTTGGCTTGTGGAGGGAGTCCGTTATCCTCGAGCAGTTGTTCGCTCAATGTGGTTTGATTGTCTACAAATTGCGTTGAGCTGATCGGCAACTCGGTCAGGCGGAACCAGACCCCGGCCCCGCTCGCCGTGGTGCGATAGAGCACTTGGCTGTCAACTTGTGGATCCGTCGCGCCACCTAAGCCAGTCACAAGGATGCTGTCTGTACTGCCTACGGTAATGTCGCTCGATACTGGCGATGGATTTGACTCGTGCCCCGTGGCCGAGTTTTTGAACGTGCGGCGATAGCTGAACGTGCCATCGAGGACGCCAGCCCCGTTGTTTGTCAGGATCGGCGCAGTCTCGGGCGCCTCAATCCCGACACCTTGAATAGACAAGTCCTGCAGAATCTTCTTATTGGGATTGTCGCCAGAGGTCAGGAACAGCGTGGAGCCGACGACCCGGCCATCATAGAAGGCTATCGCTTGCGACGTGAGCAGCGGCCGAACAGACGTGGATTCCAGCAAGTATATGGTGCCGCCGGCCATCCCAAAGAACAGGATGCTCGTGCCGAGCTTCACCTGAAACAGTCCGGTGACGCGGCCGGTCAGATTGCCACTGAAGAGCTGCGCGCCATTCCATTTCGTCAGATCCCCTCGCTTATTCCCATGAAGCCCGCTCACATGCAGGTGTCCAGCAGCCGGGACAAATTCCGAGATATCGGTATTGATCCCGCCGTCAAGCCCGACATTTTCATCTAACTGTTGATTCGGCATCTTTAGGTTTTGATGAACACGTTACAAGCCAATGACGGATGAATGGTGTTATGCGCGGTCCCTGATCCGGTTTGCTCAGTCAATGACGGAGAGGCCGGCGAGGCGTCATAGATGGCTGATGTAAACCCGCCGCTTCCGGTTTCATCGCCTACCGTATTGATTTGATGTTGGTGTGGCGCGAGCTCAGCGACGCTCAATGAGTGCCCCTCCTCTCCAAACCACGCGCCGATAGCCCTGGCGGTTAGAGCATTCCCGCCGGCCGGCTTGGTACCTTGTCCGCCAGCGGTCCCGCCGCCGATGCCTGTCCCGGATCCCATCGGCGAGCGGCCACAGAAATTCGGTAGATTGGCTGTCGTGGTGCCATTCCCTGGCCCAAACTTAGTGCCGATCTTGGCGTACAGCCGTGCAAACGTGGTGCGGTTGAATTCGGATCCGTCGCACAGGAGCGCCCCGAGCCTGGTATCCGCACCGGAGAAGATGAAATCCCCGGTATCGACAAAGAAATTATCTTCCGTCCAGATGGGCACCTGTTCGGTCCCGGAATTGACGAACGTCGACACGCGCCCGCCCGTTTCCCGGATGAGATAATCTTTCCCTTCGCCTTCTAGTCCTATCAGGCGAATCCCTGGGGTGTTCTTTTTGATCGTGATATCGCCGGTAAAGAGCCGTGATGCATCGAGCAGGGCGTAGGCGGCATTATCGAACGAGATTTTCCAAGTTCCGCTGTCGCCGTCATACACAAAGATTTGATCCAGGTCCGTCCGGTAGAACGGTTGCCCATCGATAGGAGCGGGGTTCACTGGGAATACTGTCCCTTTCGGCCAGACCCCATCCGCGCTAATCGACCGCGAGAGCCGCGCCACGAGATCAAGCGTTGAGCCTTTCAGTGTGAGCGCATTCCCGAGAAGCGCCTGCAGTTCGGTGATGGCTTCCGCTAATCCGTTGACGTGTTCCGCCTTTCCCTCTGTCCCTGCCAGGCCGTTCGAGATCCGAGAGAAGGTATCCGGGACCCCGGTGAGGGTATAGTCGGATTGTCCGGTCAGCGTGAGATCCATTTAACAATACCCTTCGAGGTAGCCTTCGACTTCATGCACTGGCGGATTGACCCGGTGAAAGACATCTTGAATCAATTCCAATTCCCGCTCTTTGATCAGCTCGAGGATTTCCACCCGGCGCTTTTGATCCTTCGTACAGGCCTCCACCGCCGCCCACTTAGAAATAATGTCGTGGTAATCCTCATCGATCGATGGCAACTGTTCATCTTCGGCCAGCGAGGCGAGGCGCGCTTCGTAATAGAGACGGATGGTCAAGACGCTTGCGGGCTTCGGGACAAACCTGAGCGAATGGCCGACAATCCAGTATTGATAGGGCTTGGTTTCGTCGCTGGATGAGGACACCAGCAGGTACGGTTCAGTCCAGACATGCGGCTCCGGCCAGTAACATTTGTCGAGAAAGGTTTCCTTGCCGTCCGTTTCGACAATGGACACCAAGCGGAGATCCTTACAGTTCGCCGGCAGTTGATAGTATTCCTGGTTCGCAATCGTGCTGAAGGTGACACGCGTGGTGAAATGATTGCGCGAGACGTTCTTGATCTTCGCGTGATACTTCCGCGCAGCCAGGTCAATGAAGTTGTTCAGCTCAGTATCGGTCCAGAATGCCGCGAACGGCTCATTGATGTAGGTCCGCGTGAGACTGCGTAGTTGGCCAAGGTTCATGGTGATCCTTCCGGCATCCCCGCGTTATTGACTCGCTCCCCGCACCGCCTCTGAATGGTCACAAACTCATCTTTGGAAAGATCAATGAAATTCTGTAGCCGTTGCGACTTGCGCTGTTCGGTGGCCTTCTGTTCTTCGGCATCGGACGCATCCGCGGCCTTATTCCCGGAGCCGTCATATTGCTTCCAAAGATCGTTGCGCGCCATCTTGTCGAGCCACATCCGTCCGTCGCCCAACAGATCATGTCGGCAATAGCCGATCGTGTGGTACCGCCCATCCCGGAGCTTCCGTTTACAGGCCCACCGATCCACGGACCATTCGATCCGCAAGGCCGAGTCATAATTCTGGAATAATTTCTGAACGTGTGGCGGACAGATCCGATCTGGCATGCCTTTTATCTCCTTCTCGGACGATACGACGGGATGTAGTGTTGGATGACGGCGACGACATTGGAATAGACGAGCTCAGCCGCCGCGCCGATAACGGCATAGGTTCCTGCTTGTGCGTGCAGCCGCCGCGCCGCCCGCAGCCCAGCCGCTACGCCTGTCACCACATAGATGCCTGGATCCGCAACGAGTCGAAATCCACGCCGCAGGGACGCGGCCGTTCCAGTCAGGGTATACACACCGGGATCCGCGAGGAGCCGAAGACCGCGCCGCAACGACGCCGCGACTCCGGTAATGACATACGCGCCGGGATCTGCCACTAACCGAAAGCCTCTTCGCAGCGAGGCCGCGATGCCAGTGACGACATAGACGCCGGACTCCGCGGCCAACCGACGCGCCGATCGTAATGTCGCGGCAGTTCCCGTAATGCTATAGGTGCCTGGGACGGCTGCAAGCCGCGCCGCCCTCCGCAGAGACGCGGCGACTCCGGTAATCACATATGCCCCAGGTGCAGCGGCGAGGAGAAATCCACGGCGCAGGGCCGCAGCAACGCCCGTGATGGTGTAGGAGCCGGGAACTGCAGCGAGCTTGCGATCCGCTCGCATGTTGGCCGTCGATCCGCTCAGGCTGTACGTGCCAGGGACCGCTGGCAATTTCAATGCTCGGCGCAGGGCCACACTGACTCCTGTGAGGACATACACCCCAGTTACCGCGTCGATTTTTCGCGCGGCTCTGAGTCCGGACGCCGATCCGAGGATGTTGTACGTTCCGGGGCTCGCGTCCAGGGTGTAATGCGTGAGCGCGGAGGACGGCGCCGCCACCATGATCCGCGGCTGTTTGTATAGATCCCAGCGCGTCTCCGGGTGATACATCGCGGCAATTTCCGCCGCACTCAACGCGCGCATGTAGAGGCGCACGTCTTTTATGCTGCCCACAAACCAATTGGTTGATGCCGACGCCCCGATCTTAATGCCGTCCGAAGCGGTCAAGCTGCCCGGGTTGGCGTTCGTCCCAGGAGACCCATCGAGAACGCCGTCCACATACACGGCCATGGTGGTGCTGGACGTGCGGAGCCCGCAAATAAAATGCCACGCCCCGTTATTCACGGCCGTGGCGCCATCTAGTTGTGTACTGTTTGATGCTCCATCCTCGAAGAGGCGTACCACGCCGCCCCCATTCATCACATCGAAGCCGCTCCCGATACCGCCAGACGTGCGCTTCCGGACAAAGGTCTGTCGCGCGGTCGAGCTGGTTTTGATCCAAGCCGTCCAGGTATGGAGATTGGTCCCGAGATCGTGCAGGGCGTTATTGGGAAACTGGACCGCTTCATTGGTGCCGCCGAAGGTCAAGACCGGCCCCATGACGGCATCAAATTCCCAATCCGATGCTTCCATGTTCAGCAGATCGCCTTGGAGGCCGGTCGCGGCGCGGTCGAATAGAATCATGCCGCCGGGAATCATCGGCGCCCAGAAGCGCAGGTCTTGCGCCTGGCGCGATTCCCAATTCGGCACGAGGGGCACGACGGGAGGAGGCCCAAACGCCCGTACCTGGCGAACCAACGGCGGAATGGTGAGGATCATGCGCTTTGCACCTTTGTCGGCTTAACCCGAAGCTCCCATGTGGAATCGAACGTCTGTCCACTCGTATTCACGAGCACAAAGCGATTGCCATGTCCGCAGAGCGGAATATGCTTGATCTGCAAGAGTTCATTGACGCTTGTGCTTGGATTGACGGTGAGAAACGAACCCACGTACAGCGTGGCTTGCGGCGTATCGTCTTGTCCTACCGTGCCGTCGCCGCCATCGGGGTAGAGCTGTGTTCCGGCTCCATCACCAAAGAGCACGTAGAGATCCGCGACCTTCGTTCCCACGGCCGGCGGTCCGCCATCGTACTGCACTTGGAGATATGCATCGCACCACAAATCGAGCTCTGTGCTGTTATCGTAATCCCCGGCCGCCCGCGCATTGTTAGACAACGCGGCATTTTTGTCGATCACGGTATTAAGCGAGGAGTCACGGAGCAGTTTAATTTCGGCCATGAGCTACACCGTCAACGCTATAGCAATATCTGTCGGCATGATCGTGGTTCCTGAACCAAATAATTGCTCACCACGAGAGCCCTTCCGCTTCTGCAGTGCCCCGAGGTTCGCGCGCGTCGTCGTGCCAGGCCCGAATGCCGCCAAGAAGGCATCTCGTGTGTTGATACCGTTCACCATGATCGTCAACACGGACAACATCATTTCGATCCGGCTCTTCTCCTGTGCCGTGAGTGACGCCCACTCGGCCGGCACGATCGCATTGAGCACTTCATAGGACGGCACGAGATCGCGGTTGATATCGATCGTCTCTAGAATTTCGTTCAGTAGCCTCGCGCACTGATCGTGGTTCCCCACCGCGAGATGCGGGGCATAGCCGCGTCCAGTGGGATCCGTTTCCAATTCCGTCTTCAACTGCGGGTAATCGATCATCGCTTCACCGAAAACTGTCCAGGCTCCGCGTACAGCTTGCGATGCACGGCGCCACACACATGACAGGTGCCCGTGACTCTGTTTTTCGCCGGGAATTCGATCCGAAGGTTTCGGCCCCGCTTGCAACAGGGCCGTACCTTGTCGTTCTTAGCTAAGTGTGAAAAGGGAGTTCGACCCGAAATCCACTGTAAAAGTCTCGCCATCATTGATTGAAATAGGAGCGCCATAATCCCACCAGTTCACCAGCGGATCAGCCGGCGAGGTTTGTGTGTCGTTGTACACAGCGGCATATTGAAACGGACCAAACGAGCCGCCGGACGCCGTGAACACCACATCGGTACACCCGATCGTGACCGTGCCCCCGGTTTCGGAAACGGTGTTCTGAATATCGGTCCCCCCGGAAGGGTAGCCGTTTGCCGGGGTGATCTCTGCCAGATCCGCCTTGACAGCATCGCCCGATGCACTCGGCGCCGCATTCGACAAGTAGACTTTGAAGACGTGGCCCGCGGCGCTAAAGTCGTGCTTGGCGAGGACCAATTGCTCTACGAAATCTTGGAACTTGTTGTACGTCGCCATCGTTGATCCTCTTAGCGAGTCGCTTCCGCTTTCAACTCAGAAAGCCGTTGCTGTAGGGACGCGACACGGTTGCGAAGCTCGTTTTCCTGAGATTGGTAGTCACTCACCCGCTCTGCGTGCTGTGCGTCCACGATCGACTTGAGATCCTTCGCGTCCTGTAGAAGGGCCGCGATCCTGGACTTCGCTTCCGCCTCTTGCTGTTCCAAGACATCCATCTTTTCGTTATGCACGATGGTGGCATTCTTGAGCGTTTCAGTCATTGCCTTGGTCGACTCCGCTACTTTCTTCTTATTCGCCTCTACTGCAGCCAGGAGCCGTTTTTCTTCTTCCTTGAGCTTATCTAGCTCGAGCGTTGTTTCACGAGCTGCCTGTGTCAGACTGCGCGCCATCCTCACTTGTTCCAGCAAATCCAGCGTGAACTGCGCGCGCTTCGCTTCCTTCTCCAGTAGGTTTTCAAGGTCCGATAGATTCATCGTGCCCCCCATTTACAGACGCGCCGTTGAGCTGATAATCGCTGTGCATGTTAAGGCGGTTGTGCCATCCCCCGCCGTGACACGTGGGCGGATCGCGTTCGGATTTTCTAACACCTGTTCGATCGCCGCCGCGGTCTTGCTGATATTGTTGCCTTGCGGATCGGTGAGCTGGGCATACGTGACCGACTGCAGCGCGCCGAGCGTATCGAACACTTGATCGTTTGTGCCTTCTAGGATGATGGTCCCGCCGGCGCCAAACGTGCCTTTGAACTGGACGCACTTATCGGACCGGTGGGGACAGACATACGGCTTCCCATCGTCGCCATTGAGGAGCCCGGTCCAAATGATCCCGATTGCTCCCATGATCGTATTTCCGTTGTGATCGATAGGGAGAAAGACGGTGAAATCGCGTGTTGCCATTGGTGGCCCTCCTCTTTACAGATTAGGCCGCGAGGCTTCTGACCCGGCCAACGGCCGCACATTCACAGTCACGCACAAATCCGTGATGGCATCCGATCCAGCAGTGGTCACAAACAGCCCGAGCTTATCGCCGGACGCAAAGGTCGCCGTTCCATCGGTCTTCAATGTTCCGGCCACGTTCGTCGCCTGTGTCGGGTTGATGGTGGCGGACAGAATACTCGTGCTGCCTTTCTTGACATCCACCCGGGCGGAATCGTCGGCATCGGTAATCGCTACCGCATAGGCGTTGACGCTGAGCACCACGCCGGCAAACGGCATGAGGATGGAGCAGAATTCAATGTCCGTTTGTGACGCACCGATCGAATCCTTTTTAAGAAGGATAGGATGTTCGATGCAGCTTGCGGATGGATCCATGTTCTTTGAGTCAATCATCGGAATACTCCTTCGTTCGGCATTCGAGCGACATTGCTCCGGCCCCTACCGCCGTTTTAGCCTTGCTTCGCCGTATCGATCCGGCCGGTATAGTCCCCGCCGTATTGCGGCCCTCGTTGCACCTTCTCATTCACAAATTGTTTGGCCTGGACTTTGCGCTTCTCTCGCGTTTCCCCGGGCAGAGGCGTGACTCGCGTCTCGGACTTCCCGATGCCAAGTGATTCAGCGCCCTCGCTCGTCAAGGCCTTGGGTTCCGTCTGCGTGAGCACGAAATCATCGGAGCGGTCGAGGGCTTCAAGTGGATCCTGTGAGGCAATCGGTCCATCCAGTGGATCAGTCGGAAAGGCATGATGCCCGGTGATGCCCAAGGCGTAGGAGGTTGGCACACCGGATCCGGCCATCCGCTGAAGGTTGGAGTCTGTTGCGAGGCACACCGCAATGTTTTGCGGGTAGTATTTCTTCTGGCCCGGTTGAAACACGATCGGGACGCCATTGTGCATCGTCTCATAGACGATCGAGCGCCGATTCACCACTTCTACACTTTCATAGGGATCCATGAAATCTCCTTTTCTCGAAGAGCCGGCAGGATAGCCTCTCGCTATCCCGCCGTGACCCTACGTTTCTTCGTGCGTTACGGCATTTGCACCACAACAATATTGCTGGTAATCCCGCGCAGCACGAAATTCTTGTTCGGGGATTCGCATCCCACGTTATCGAAGATTCTGTACACCCCTTCATACGCATCAATCCCGGAGACAAACCGGAGGGTGCCGCCGCCTTCGTCGCACCATTCCCCGGCCGTCAACACCCAATGCGTGAAGGTGTCATGCTCCAAGCCCATCAAGTTTCCATACGGCGCATCCTTGTCCGTCTTGAGGGGTATCCCACCGAAATCCAGGTCCTGTCCCTTGGCCGCGGCAGTTCCGCCGTCCGGCCGCATAAGGGATGACCCCTGATACCGGCGATCGTTTTCCAGCATGACTTGATACGCCCGGCGCACCGCATGCTCGCACCAAAGCGCATCTGTCTTTCCCTTCGCTTTCACAGCCGCCGTATCCAATCCGCGCTGAATGGCATCGGCGCTGAGCGCCCCCACCGAGTTCTGTACCACCGCTTGAAGGTAGCTCCCCGGTGTGGTCGACCGATCAATGTTATGGAGCGTCGAGACGTAGGTCGTCGAATCGACCAAGCCCAACATCCCCATGATTTCGCGGTCATACGTGGTCTCATTGACGTCCGTGGTGGTGGACTCCATGGCAATCACCACCAAGTCGTTATCCGCAACCGCGGCATCCATGGCCGCCGACACATCGAACGTGGTTCCATCTGCGGCAACCGTTGTGACGGTCCGCGCTCCGCCGGCTCGTATCGCCCCGGTTCCTGGGTTGATAAACGCGACGAACATCCCCGGCTGAATGAACCGCGCGCCATTGGTCGCGCCGGCTACGCCATGCGGCGCATCGACTGTGACCGTGGTTCCAGTTCCCGGATCCCCGTTCACGAGGCAGAGCACGCCTTTACCGTAGCCCCAAATGGCGCGGCCGCGGTAGTTGGCCATATCTTCAACAAGCCCCTCGATTTCCGTTCCGAGCGCCCGCCCGAATGCTCCCTTGCTCGTCAACGATTGCTTCATGACTTGCGCCGTCAAGCGAATGGAGCCATGCGCGTACTTGCAAGGGATTTTCCAATCGAGGTAAGACTGCCGGCCCGGCACGTGGTACTTGTAGCCTTCCGTGGTCGCCGCGGCGGAGAAGTTCCGCTTCACGCGCGCCGGGAACACGACTTCTCGGCCGGTCCAAGAATCTGAGTCTTTCTTGATCTGCGAGAGCAGAGGTTGCTCATCATTGAGCGTATCGATGATCCCCTTCTCGTACACCTCCTTCAACGCTTCGTTGAAGAAGGCAACTGATTGTGCATCCAGTGCTGGCATGTTTACCTTTCAGAAGCTCCCGACATGGCGCCTTGAACGACGTTCCATGCCGCTTCATGGAGCTTCCGGCCCTTCAGCTTCTCCTGTGGTGGTGCCGGTGGCGGACTCCCGCCAGGCCCGGGCGCCGCCGGCGGACGACGCATGAACTGGCCGTTGTTGTGATTGCGTGGAAGGTTAGGATTCAGAGGCGGATTGCCCGGTTTGACGAAGAAGCCCTTCGCGCGCTTCAACACATCGGCGGCGACAGCTCGGTCCCCGTTGGCGATCCTGACGGTTTCTTCCCAACTCATGACTCCGCAGACAAACCGCTCCCAGGCTTCCGCCGAGAGAGGAATTTCTTTCGGGTTGTATGCGGCCTTGAATTGCGCTTCGACGCCGGTCAGATAGGCATCGGCAGCCATCCCGGCCGCCCGCTCGATCTGATCCAGTCGTGCCTGCAGGTCAGGATCAATCCCGCCCCGTTTTTGGAGTTCTTGCTCTAGCTCCGCGATCTTCGCTTCGAGCCGGGGCACCCCGGCATATTCTTGAAATCTCTTTTGATGGGGATCGATCTGCGGATCTCCCGCCACTCCACGAATCCCGCTCTCGAGCCGATCCAGTCGGCTCGTCAACCCGGAGATCTCATTTCTTAGCGCCGTTTCGCGGGCATGAAATTTCTTCCGTTGCGCGACGTGCTCCGACAGCGGCACCATCTTGGCTTGCTGCGGTTGTTCTTGGCCCTGACCATCGCCTTCCCCTTGAGCGCCAAGCTCTTGGGTTTGGTCGCTCGCTAGGTCCTGTCCTTCGCCAACGGATCCTTCTAGCTCTGGCATCGCGCCCTCCATCGCCGGAGACAGCCGGCGGCTGAATGAGTGGGCCGAAAAAAAGGACCGGGCTCCCGGCTCTGCCGGAAACGCGGTCCTTCTTCGGCCTATGGAGGACGCCTTATGCGGACTCTTGTCGGTCTAACGGCCCCTGAATGTCCGCCGGAAACGGCCCGGCGCGCCGGCTCCCCTGAAACGGCAGGAGAGCGCCCCGAAGTTTAGTTACTGGATCTTGTGACAGCCGCTCAATTTCCCATCGTCGCCGCGCGTACAGTTCCAGCGTTCGCTGTGAAGCATCATGCCGTCTTTCTTGAATTCCACTGTGTATTCTCCGGCCACCTGTGCCGCGAGCACGGCTTCAATCTGTGAATTCCCACCGAAGAGGCCTTTGACGGTTTCGCATCCAGACAACGCAACAACCGCAATCAATATTCCGAAGAGAGCTATGGCTTTCATAGGATACGCTCCTATCTGCCTGAGATCGGCATGTTGACGGACGGATCAGGCATGATTGCCTGCCGTAACATCCTTCTGGCTTCTTCGAGTTTTCGACGTAACGGACTCATACGCATGATGCGGTTTCTCGATGGCCCGAGATCGTGCATGCCGCCCTGTTGTAAAACTTCCGTGCGGCGTCGGATCGGTGAAACGCTTTCAGGTAACGCATAGGGATTGTTCAGCCCACCATCTCCAAAGATTTCAGTAGGATGCATTTATCCACTCCCCGCCGTTGCCGGCTCGCGTCGATGCCCGCCCTTTGGGCTCGCCGCTTCATAGGATGGCTCCATGGATCCGCTAGGTTCTTCCGGTTGACGATTCGACGGCCCACCTGAAGGCGGCCCGGGAGGGGGCGGCCCACCGGGTGGCGGTCCTCCGGATTGCGGCATCCCACCTTGACCCGCCATGGCTTTCTGCATTTCCTCCTGCATCAACTGCATGCCGTGCTGTTCAACGTGTTTCAGATAGATGGCTTGCCACTCGGCCGGCAGTCGCATGAAGGCATCGGTCTTGGCAAATTTCTTGTGTGACCAAATATGGATGAGATGGTTGTCGATCTGCGGGCGGAAGCGCAGGGCGGACATGGTGATCGTTTGCACTTCTGTCTGTGCTTGCTGCGCTTGCATTGCTGCCTGTTCCATCATCGCCGGATCCTGCAGAGCGCCAGCCTGTTCTTGCATCGCATTCACTTGCTGTACCATCCCCGGCAAGTCGTATTTATTCGCAATCTCAATGAAGGCTTGCTCCTCTTTCGCCGCGTCCTTCATGTCGTAATCGGACTGGTTGTCGTACTTGCTCATCCCAACCGAACGCAGTATTTGCGCACGGTTGGCCGGATCCAGATGATCGACCAGGCCCTTCGCGATCAGATTGTCGAGGATGGATTGTTCGGTGAGAGAAGAGGTCGGCTTGGACGAGCCGGCTTCACATTGCATAGTCAGCGTCGACAGGTCCTCATCTTTGAATCGATCGACTTCCCATTCCCCATGGGGACCCAGCATCCGCGCCATCTCCACGGCATTCATGTATTCCCTTGTCAGCGCCGTCACTTGCACGGCCCACATGATCATGCCGTTTTCCCACCGCTGAAAGAGCGGCCCCCATCGTGATTGTCCGCGTTCGATGAGAAGTTGTAAGGCGTAACCAGCGGTTACACCGGGCGGCTGATTGCCCTTGAGGAGATCGAACACGCTGGCGATCTCTTCCATGTCGGCATCGATCTTGTCCAACCATTGCGGCAGCGAGGATGGAATGTTTTCCCCGGGCAGCCGCTTGGGGTCTCCGGAAGCCGTGGCGGAAATCTGAATCGACTTCAGCACCGCGCCAGGTTGGCCAGAGAACCCTTCAACATCGGTCCCAAACGGCACAATCCACACCGGGTTGGCCGAGCGCATCGTGATCAATTCGATCAGCGATTCAAGCCGGTTCCGTTGGGTTTGTTTGGGCGCCAGATCGTTGGCGACAGTCGTGCCGATGCCGGATCCTGGAATGGGATCCATGATGAATTGCGAGATCGGCAGGAATTTATTCCCGTTATGATCCCGACAATGCAGGGTATCCCGTTCCAGTAACGTGCTGCCGCCCATAATGGCGTAGCAGCCATCCGGGTAGTCATCATCCGGCATCCGGACATACCAGTATTCGCTGGCATGCGGCCGGCCACCTTTCCCGAACGAGGTACTGAGCCCGGCGCCGGACCCCATGAACGCGAGCGCATTGGAGTAATGCTCGCTCATGGTGGTGGAACTGCCTTGCTGTACCTCTTTGCCTTTCTTTCCGTACTGTCTCGGGAAATACGAGAGGGGCCGACTCTTGATGATCAAGGCTTCCGACTGTGAGACCCACTGCGTCACGGTCCAGTCGGAGTAGGTTTCAAACGGGGAGGCAATCTCGGTTCGCACGGATCCGGCTTTGTACTTCTCCGTCTTCAGAATCCCATCCTCACCCATCGCATATTGGAAATTGCCGGAGGCGCACTTGGGACACCCTTCCTCGAATTCTGATTGCGGCCCTTCGTGCTGGCAGATCTGACAAGCGTTGAGAGGGATTTCATAAAAGTTTCCGCCGGCCGCATCGTAAAAGTTTGCGAGGTAGCCGTTGCCGGTGTACACAATCCAGTTGGCAAGCATCTGCCGCCACTCCCGGAAATGCGTGGCTTCCTTCAACCGCTCCACCAATTGTGTCGCGGTTTCGGCCTTGGTCTTTTCAGGTTCATCGTTTGGATCCAGCGCGCGCCACTGCAGTTGCGGTTCGACGCGCAGGACCAGCGAGGAGAGGGCATCGAGGATAGAGCGGAATTTATTCGTAACCGGTGTTGGCACCCACGATTTGATTTTCTTTTGACGGAAGGCGCGGCCGGTTCCATCCCACACGATCCATTGATGGCCCTGCCGATAGAGGAGGTTGCGGTACCAATCACGTTCATGGCCATACCGGAGATGGTGATATTCTTTCTCGCACAACTGAATATGAGCGATTAACTCTTGATCTGTCTTGCTCATAAAAAAAGGCCACCCCCGGTTTCCCGGGAATGGCCCTTGGGTCACAGCTTCGCGCCGTTTACGAGGCTCTACGTACTTTGACTGGCTATGATGGCGCCATCACGAACAGTGAACCTTGTTTTGCAACGGCTACATTTGCACTCTATATACTCCAAATTTCCGGCAAACTGCAAATAGAGCCGGCCACAAGTCGGACAATAGAGCGGGAATGTCCTGACAGTTGTCTTAAGCTCCATGCTTGGCATGATCAAGTTGGTCCGCCTCCACAATGGTTCCATCTCCGGTATCGTCCTCGTCTTTGAAGATCGCCATGATATCCTCCATGGCCTTCTGTGAGTCGACCGCCGACAGCTTCGGCAGCGGCGTAATCGACGGCTCGCCTTGCCGTGCAAGTAGTTGATCTACGGCCTTTTGTTCGCGCTCCCGGCTATGGCCGAGCTGGCTCTTGAGGGTCTGAATCTGTTCTTCCAGGCTCGTGATCCTCTTGTCCTTTTCCGCGCAAACCTTGCAGGCGAACCAGTTCATTTTGGATCTCCTGTGTTCGGTCTTGCCTTCCCCGGATGAAGCCGCGTTTCCACCCTGTCCGGTAGGCGTCATTGACGAGCGTATCGATATCCAAGGCAAAACCTGGGATCCGTGTCTTGATGATCAGCCACCGCCAGGCCCTGACCAAGACATTGATGGGTATCGGATAGCAGACGGCCACTTGAGCGCCCATGTCGAAATACGAGAAGCCGTAGCCAGTCGGAAGGCGGATGCCTTCAGTAATGAGCTTCTTCACAGCCAGCATTCAATTTCCCTAGCCAGCGCACCCAGCTCGCTCATATCTTCAACCAGTGTACGCGCAACTGGGATGATGCCGATTGGTGCCGGATCATGATCAAACCTCCTTTGTGGCTGTGGGGTTACGGTCGCTCACGTTGATACTCCATAATCGCCCGGCCTTCCGGCTTTTGTAGCGCCGTGATATCGGCCTCAGTGACGTTGTGCAATTTCATCCGGTCCCGGAAGTATGGCAATTGATACCGCGCTTGCCGCTCCGCTTCGTCGGCCAACGGCCAGCAGGCAAACGGATCATGCGCCGCGCCGCCACAGATCGCGCAATAAAACCAGGTGCCGTTATTCGTTCGGGCTAAGCCGCTCATGGCGTACAGATCCCTTTCTCCGTCCGGCGCGGAGAATCCGGCCCTTCCTCGTAATCGAATGCTTGCATGGAATACAAACCCGACGTCAACATGGTCCGGCCTTGAATCCGCCAGAAGATCCGCTCGAACCGAGGATTGATTGTCGGAATAGTGATCGATGGTGGCGCCGGCTCATCGGCCTGTACTACCGAGACTGGACGACCTTGCTGATCCCACAGGTAGGCTATCATGAGAAAAATTCATCGCCTCCGTCATCGTCGAGTTTCTTCTTCTGAATCTCCGCATTCGTCATATGCAGCGTGGACGCTTGGAGCGCACTCGCGGCCTTCCCGTCGATCTTGAAACAGTGGATGTAGATGTACCGCAAGGCGTCCATGACGTGCTCGAACCAGCCGTCTTTCTTCGCGCTATTCTTGAGCCGGCCTTCCGTATCCTTGCCGGTCGCCGTGACGTCCAGCTTATAGCCGCCGGCGAACCCATCGATCAGATCCTCATTGTCTCGGTAATCGATCGCCAAAGCCGGATCGCCATCTTCCCGCACGATCAATGACCGCTCCATCATCTTCCAGCCCTCTTCATTCGAAGACCAGCGATAGTGGAGGTTGATATGGAATTCCACGAGGAGAATCTGTGTGGTCGCGCCTTTGTCCGTTTCCTGTGCGCCGGCCGGATCTCCACAATCAATGATTTCCGCGCCTGGGTAGCGCATCTGGGTTTCAGCAATCACATAGGGCGCGAAGTCCCAAATGGTCCGTTGGGTTTCGATGATCGACCGTAAGACATGAATGCGATTCTTCTTGGTCTTTTGCGCCCACACACAGGATGGATGGCCTCTCCCAAAGTCCCAGCCGCGGATGATCGGGAGGGAAGGATCATACTTGAGCGCCTTGACGTGCATATCCCGGTTGAAGGTGGGGAAGAACGGCTCGCCTTCAGAAATCGTGAAGTCGATTTCCCGCTCCCGGTTCCAATCCCGGGTACTTGATTTCTCTTTTTCTTTTTTGATCCACGCATCCCCTTCCGGGGTCCCCGGCCGGAAGCGGGGATCAGCTGAATAATGGACAACGACGACGCGCCAATTCTTCGGGGTCGTCCAGACCCACACGCCGGGACTCTTTTGCTTCGCATCGATCGGGATCTTGACGCCGTTGAGGACATGCGCGGGGATCCCGGCAGGCTTGAGCGTTTTCATGACCCCGCCCATATCAGAGAGATCCACCGCGTCCGGTTCGAGCCGCCGCGTCTTTTCACAGGAGCGGCAATACGTATACAGGCCGTCCTTCGAGGCCGCATTCTTTTTGAAGTCCGCCGCCGGCAGCTTATACTGACAGGCCGAACAGACTTTCCATTGGGGTTCCGTCTCGGTTGGTATCACAGAGCCATTCCTTCGGGATGAGACAGGGCAGCGCAGTCTTGGGATGCTCGGATATATAGAAGTGTTCGGCACCGGCCGGTCGACCCGGCGCGGAGAGCTGACCAAATAAGGGCGAGAGCCAGGTAATCACCATGAACCCCACCACGCGGACAGCACACAGGTGATTGCTACCGCCAGCAGGATCCACTCAAGGCTGTGTTCCAGTGTCCAGGTGTTGTTGCTCAAGGGCTTCCTGCTTCTTGCGATGATACTCACGTTGATACTCGCGTTGATACGCCCGATGTTCCTCCGTGCGCCGGTAGAACTTCATGTATTCCCGACGCTGTTTGGTTTTCTCTGCGGCCGTTTCAGACGGTGGCACGCCACCACGGACCCCTTGCCCGACAGGGCGCCCGCCTGGGTGCGGATCTTCCTCAGGACGGTACTCCCGATACGGACTTGTTGGCGGGAGATAGTCCGAGCGATTGCCGCAGTTCAGACAGCGTTCTTCGACGTGATCCCGATGCATGAAGCCGTTGCAGCGCGGACAGCTTTTCACCACTCCCCCGCAATCAGCCCTATTTGGATCCCTCCGGCACAGGCCGTGGAGATATAAATCGCTTGGCCGGCTTCCCCCAGCGCCGGCGCCATCGCGCGCAAGCTGGCCTTGGCTTCCGGTTG